TAGCCAAGAATAAATCTTGCCACATCAAAGAACCTGTACCCAGTGCAACACCATCAGATGTCACAGGAGACAAAGCATTTTCTACTAACTCTACTTCATCTACATTGTTTACTCTAAGTATGATTTTGTTATCAGTAGTAGCAAAGTCAATTAAGTTTTGACTATCCCTACCCATTTTCAAACTAGTATTATAAACAGAAGTTACAGTTGTCTGAGCAGCAGTTATAGCTACATCATTAGAGTTTGCTGTAATACCATCCCCACCAATGACGTTCATTACAGAACTTGTAGCTGTCATACCAGCACCAGCAAACAAAGTAGCTAGGTCATGGACTGCTTCTTTTCTTGAACCATTGGAATCATTGGTATCTATTATTGGAATAAAATCGCCATCAGCAACTGCTGCTGCTGTCAGTTCGTTGAAGTCTAAAGCAAGGGATACTGTACCAGACGTACCTCCACCTGATAGACCATCACCAGCAGTTACACCTGTGATATCTCCTGTCGTTGGTGTAGCCCATGTGGGAGCAGCTCCTGCTCCACCTGATGTTAATACATCACCACTAGAACCATACGTAGCACCACCAATACCCAATTCACCTTGACTGGTAAATCTGAATTTCTCAGTAGCTGCCTCTGAATGTCCTGTGTAAAAGATTAAGTCTGTAGAATTAACAGAAGCACTAAATGTACCCTGTGCTATAGCTTGAATTGAAGCTGCAACAGTAATAGCATCTGTACCTCCAGCCTCTAATGGAGCTTGGAAGTCTATTTTACCTATAACATCATTAGCATTAATATTAGTAAGAGCAGTAGATAATAATAATTTACCTGTACTGGTAGTAGCATCTGCTGATGCTCCTCTAATTTCTAATTGATCTACAGATTCATCATATAACATAAATGCACCAGCTGATGCACCAAAGAATTTAACATCATATCCTGTGTCATCAACACCAACAGTTACAGTACCATCTGCCTGAACTGCACCATCTATATCTACAGCATCTAAGTTAGCAGTACCATCAACATCAAGGTGTCCTGCTACAGCTACTGTAGAACTTGCCACTGTAGAATTAGGAGTTATTGTCAAATGAGTTACATATGTATTCTGGGAGTTGATGTCATTACCAAATGTCATCACACCACCATCAGCAACATTGACCTTCCACCTATCACCAGCATCTTCACCCTCATCAGCAAACATATAATAAGTTGCTGATGCTCCTTCATTGCCTCTCACAGAGAGAGTCTCTGCGTCAAGAGATGCTAGTTGGACTGCATCATCAAATTTAATACGCCTCTTTGATGCTCCTGAAGTGATCTGAACGTCATATTCACCAGCTTCTCCTGATGCTGGAGTATGACTTATAGCCCAATAGCCAGATGAGTTAGTGGTAGTATTAGCTAAAGAAGTAGACGTTGCATTTTTAGCATACAAGTTAATGGTAGCACCATTAATTGCATCTCCTGCATCATCATATAAAAATCCTGCAAAGCTTAAACCTGGTTTTGCCATTATCTTCCTCCTAGTCGAGAACTGTCTCTAAATTGTAATGCCTCCCTAGTGACCCCTACTGGGTCTTGCTCTAAGTCATCTTCATCTACAAATATTAATGTTATTCCTTGTCCTGCTAAAGCCTCTCTAGCCATTATATCTCTGGCTCCAGTATCAGCTCCTAGCTCATAGTGATAATATATCCCTTGAACATTTACTGCAAGACCAGGTGGGTTGTCAAAAATAAAGTCAACAATTATACCACCTTTATCTAGTCTACCACCCATTAATGGTGATTGATAGGTAAAATCATCCCCTGGTTGGTATCCTAAGTCTATTAAACTGGCATAAAACATCCACTCTGGTCTGGATCCAACCCACTCTGTAGGTGGATTCATTATGTCTGCTTTTGTAACCATTATCCATCCAATATTACTGACCAACAAACCTTATCATTGTTGGTAGCTGCGTCTACGTAGAACGCACTAAAAGGTACTGTTCCACCTTGATCTGCAAAACTCATTTCTATCTCGTTACCAGCAGATAGTTCATACCCATTACTAGCTGTAACGTCACTAACACCTAAATAAACCTTATTAGAATTACCAGCCAGTGCTTTTACTTTTATCCAACGGACTCTATTGGTTGTGTTAGATATTTGTACTTCCGTACCTGCCGTAGCAACATTTGTAGTACCTGCGTCATATATCATGGTTCCACCAACGTAATCCTAGAGGTTCCTCGTTCATCATATCCTGTATACTCTATACCTGTGGCAGACGTAACATCTACATAATAATTACGATCACCACCACTGTCATCTCTAAACGTAAACTCATTTAATGTATTAGATTCTATCGCAGAAACTAACGCACTTCTTAGTTGTTTAGGGCTTTTACCTTTATATGTTTTATTTAAGTTAACCTCTACACTATGACCATACTTGGGATCCATCTTCTTTCTATATTCTAATGATATAGAAACTACGTCAGGAGTCTTTTTCATAATAGCTGATGTGGAACCAGACTCTCTAGCTAGTGTTAACTTAAACTTAATTGATCTAAACGCAGTACCAATATTAGCACTACTTGTTTGAAATGTATGTGTATAAGTACCTGAAGTAGCACCAAGAGTGGTACTATTAACAGTAAAACTAGTACTCTCATAAGACTCAGAATAATCCAAGGCATATTGAACTACCACAGTTTCGTTAGCAGAAATATCCTGACATTCTACTTTTAGTTTTAATGCCAACTTATCCACATCTGATTGCTGTGCGTCAAACCAAGGCGTCTCATGAAAAGCACTTTCTGCATAAGCATAATCTGTACCATCTGGAGAACTTAACTGCGAGGGATTGGTAACATCATATGGAATTAACTGGTGATATACCTTTCCATTAAATCCCCACCACAGCCTATAATCACCTTTACCTGCATTAGATATTAACATTTTATCAACAGCTTTACCTTTGTTTACTTCAGATGCAACCCATTTGGTTTCCCATCCCATATCATTCCAAGCTACTATAGAAGATTGCCCAGTGCTTTGACCCATATAACTTGAACTGTGTCCACCAAGCCCTGTGCTATGACCACGTTGCCAAGATACATCTGTACTAGCTTGAGCACCAGGAGATGTAGTTGCATCTACTGCAGCTAATAATTCTGTATGTGTACCTATCAGTTTCCTTATGCTACCCCTATATGTAGAGGGCAAACCATCATCCCTGTCAGGACCCATTACAGTTACAACAGCATTATTGTTACCATTGATATATTTATAAATACCTAATCCACTAGGATTGTATATAGCATCTCTCCATCTAACGCTACCTACTCCATTAAAATTATGAAAAGGTAACTGGAACTGAGTTTCTACAAACCTACTATTAGCAACGTCATGTGCAAATAATCCAACTTTAGTCGCTGCGTATAAGATTTGCTCACCAGTGGCATCCCTTCCAACAAACAAGTCAGTAACATATCCGTCTTGTACAGGTAGTGTGGCATCATTAACTTGGGTTCCACCCATAGTAAGCGTGTACCATAATTGACCAGCATCTGATATACCCCACAATCTGTCATCCCAAAAAGCTATAAATGTTGTGGCTTTAAAACTATCGCTAACTTTCTTGTCAACAACAGTAGTGGCTGAAGAAAAATAACTATACCCAGCATCTCCTTGGGCAACTACTATATAATCAGTAGTATCCATACGAACAGTAATGGAATCTGTAGGGGTACTAAAGAAGCTATAAGGACTTCCACCACTAGTAACCCTGACCCACCTGTCATCACCTTTTGTGTAATAATAAGGTCTTGTATCCCAACTGGCATACAAGTCCTCACCTAAGTCTTGAATAAAATTAACTATTCCTTCAACAGAGTTATCTTCAGAATCTGTAGTAACATCACTAACTTGAGCTGTAATTGTAGATAGAGAAGGTAATACCAAGTGATGTCTATGTCTCAAATTACAAGTAGAATACCATGCTCTATCAACGTCAGCAGGTCCTTGCATCCTCTCTACACCAATGCCACCTCGCCAATCAGACCATGCAACAACAGAAGATCGTAAATTAGAATCCTTGGTAGTATCTCCTATAACAACCTTAGAAGGATATATAGAAGCTAATGTACTTTGTACTGGTCTTGCCAGTGGATAATATGTTCCACCTAGATATATCTCATTCTTTGTTACTACCTTGTTTGCCATTATTCAACTACTCTCCCTGTGATTAATAAAGGAAAGGCTCTCTTAGATTGTTCTGCCAACCCAAACCAGAAAGCAGATTGCTGTCTTAAAGAATCTGGATCAGTACCAGCTCCACCAGACGCAGAGGAAAATGCTAAAGCTGTAGCTCTAGCTATAATATATGAATCATCTATTTCACTAGCACCAGTTTCTGTTGAGAGTAATGCAGGTTTATCTCCACCAACTATCTTTAGTAAAGCATAACCAGATTCAAGTCTGCCAGAATCAGTTAATACTAGAGCCCTAGCTTCTCTGTCGACTCTCCATAGATGTTTTGGGAATATCTCCCATACAGCAGTATCGTTTTGTACTACCTTGATATCATCTAGCCAGATAGTACATGCACCTAAATCAGAATCAAGACCATATTTTAATCCTATAGATATAATAGCTGTATCAGTCTCAGGGTTATCTAATTTAATCCTAACAAATGTCCATGTATCAGCAGTTAATGCAGGTATATCTAATGATTCTAATGGACTAGCACAACTAGCTGAGTCATCCAATAATATTTGTAAATTACCTGCTGTAACATTTACTGTAGATTTAACCCAACATTCTAAATAATCATACTTACTTATGTTTGTACTAGATATAGAATCAGTAGCTATGTCGTTTTGACTTGCACCTGATGCTATAACAAACTTATTACTAGCTGTTCCCTTTTTCTTATCGTTAGTATCAGCAGTAACTGTAAAGTCTGAATCTACTGTTTCGTCAAATGCTGAGTTGCAACTATGTAACTCTGTGAAAGATACTGAACTTCTGTAATATAATCTGTTGATAATAGATATATTAGAAGGTACAGGATATCTCATGCTAGAACCATCAGCATGTAATGCAACACTCTCTATTGGATCGTATGCCTGTCCAGTAACATCTATAATTGCCTGATTAATAAAGTCATGTATTCTTGTAGGTGTATAAGGCTCACTCCATAATTCATATTCATCACCACTAGCTACTGTGAAACTGGCATTTTGTTGAAACTGAATAGTATTATTACTAGCTGTATAATCATTAACATATTGTGTAGTTTGAGAACTGTCAGTAGCATCAGTAACTAAGGCTAGTTTACCAATATACTCATCATCTCCACCTCTAAAAGTATTAACATCTATCAATGTGTTATTAGTACCACCTGTAGCTGTGCCTACTTTCAGTGCACCTAAGTTATATCCTATAGATTGCCTAAGTTGCTTTCTTGTCCTTGCTTGTACTGGCATTATTAATCTCCTGCAATTCTATTACAGTTCTTTTTAAAGCTGCTACTTGGAGTTTGAGATTAGTATTTACAGCTATCTCACCTCTAAGCAATTCAGCATAATCATCTTGTGTAATATTAATTTCAGTATTATTTACAACCATTACATACTCCAATATAGTCTATTACTCGTACTCTCATCACGTTTAGCACGATATTTTCTAAATTCTTCTACTGCCTTACCTATTTCTTTTTTCTGTTCAGGGGTAGGTTTCTTTTTAATATCAAGACCTCTACATTCCTTAATAAAACCTTCCAATGCTTGAGCTGCCATATCCTCCACATGAGCCATAGACATTTCACCATCATCAGGAATTCTTACTAACTGCCTTCTGTCTGTCACAGGATCATGAAATTGAAATTCATAGATTTTTATGGACACCCCAGAATAACTAGGCTGAGTCTCCCCAACATAAGTTGATCCTTTAGGTGTCCATAATTCAACCATTCTTAAGACCTGATATGAAGTATACAGGCTTGTTTATCACCACTGACTGAAGGTATTCCTATCGCAACTCCTATAGTTGCCAAGTCGGACTCATCAGAAAAGTCGGCTCTTTCTGCCATTCCACTTTCACTACTCTCTTGAGATATAGTCAAAGCATCCCCTACGACACCAACTTGTGCTCCTAAAGCAACAGTAGCTATCCCAGAAGTCTGAACCCAACAGTAATAACTTGCTGTTACAGGTATAGTTGTTACACCTAGAACGCCAGTCCTAGTTGTCGGAGCTGCATCACCATCAACTATTGCAATTGCATTATATGGACTCTTAAAAAGTCCACAAATAGAATCAGTAGTCAATGCAGTCCTAATTCCGTCTGGCTCATCAAGCGTGAATATAGCAGTAGGGTCAGATGATGCATCGTGAGCAGGATGAGATTTAATTCTGTAAACTTCACCTTCTCCAGGTCCGTCATTAAACATCATGTACCCATCTGCATATTCATCTTTCACAAGGTCACCAGACCCACCAGAAGCCTCAGTTATTTCTAAGCTGATAGTAGTATCGCCCACTGAATGAGCAGCCGTAGCAGCTTTATCCATATCATGGTCAGCTTCAGTAACAAGCCCATCCACTAAGAATCCTCCAGTTGAAATTGCAGCACCACTAGCACACTGAGCATAATAAAACACCCTACCATCTGGAGTGGTTGCCCTTGTGCCTAACTTTTGTTTTTGTTCTTCAGTTTCCACTTTTTCTTGTCCGTAAGACAAATTCACTGTATATGGAAATGCCATTTTAAACCTCCTTTTAAGGTTTATATTTTTTGAACAGGCTCAAAGTCCTGCGATCTCCGTTAGTTAGTTAAGAGTTCTGGAAGCCACGGAAATCTTTACAACTTCCAGAACCCTATTAAGCTATTTTATTTTGAATGAACCTTTGAGTTATGTGATCTAATCTTAGAGCTTAATCCAAGTTTGTTTTTAGCTTCCATCTTAAAACCACATGCCTTACAAGTTTCAGTTACAGCAATAGACTTTGTAGGTTTATCAACTACAACTTCTGCTTTAGCAAAAGATTCACCACACCATTGGCAGTCACATTCAGAACTAGGTTTCCAAGGAAATAGACCAATCTTAGCTTTCCTCAATACATAGTCTGGATTACCAGGGACTTGTTCTGCTTTTGATCCAACATCTTGAGAGATGCTACCATCTAAAGCATAAATAGGCTTATGCCTATACAGTGTAGTCTTGGGTTGCCATTCATCTATATATTTCATAGAAAAACCACTATTAGCTAATTCTATTTTTTGTGCATTTCGTTCTGTTATACCTGCCATTTTATGCTCCCATTATGAAGTTGTTAAGTCACCAATCTCAAATTGTACAGGTGCTCCTCTAGTATCATCTAGCTCAAAAACGCCATAATCACTAGTCATGACCACTTCTGTAGCCCTAAGAGACGCATCCCTTTGTCGTTCAGTTCTGGTTTCAACACTAGTAAGTGCAGCCATAGCTGTTTTGTCAGCTATAACTCCATAACCAGAATCATAGCCAGTTATCTTAGAGATATTACCATCTTCAAAAATAGGTACGCCATTAATTGGTCGTAACCCACTATAGAAGTTCTTTAACAAGTCTACACTCCATCCACTTGTAAGCTCTCCACCTACTGTAGCAGCAACTGTTGCAGCTTGCCCTGAAAGAGCAGCTACAGCATTTGGATGATGAAGTATATACAACTGTGATCCAAACTTATTAGCTTTAGCCTTAGATATGATAGCATGTAGGTTTGAAGCAGTCATACTTTGACCATCACCACCATATACTGAAGTAGAAGCATCACTATTAAGATTTGCATACAAAGCTATTACATCTGTATCTTTCTTTCTAGCCATACCATCACCAAGCTGTCTCCCAATCATTGAGAAAACATTGTCGGCTGCTTGTCGTACTAACTTGTCAGTTAATATAACTTTAGCTCCAACTTCTGATGCTGTTAAGTCAACAGTAGACATTCCAATTTCTTCTTCATCAATAATGTCTTGTCCGTCAACTAAGTCAGACATTGACATTTGTCCTACTTTAGGAACTGTTACCTGCTTTGCACCTTTAGGCAAACTAAATTGTTCTATAAGGGCTAAAGCTGGTGCGTTATGCTCCTCTGTATATCGAGCAGAACTAAGTATTATTTTCTGGGCATTTTCTAAATTCCCAGTTGTGGCTGTCTGTGCCATAATTTACCTCACTTGTTTATTATTTAAATTTTTATTAACCTAAACCAGAAGCCCTTCGAGCTGCTGCCGATGCTTGTTCTGAACGATCACCCTGATTATACCTATCCAGCCATCTATCCTGGTCACTAGAAGGTGCAGGTGTACTCTGATTATCATCGAAAGATTGAGATGGCACTAGCTTAGCTTCTAGCTCAGCTATCCTTTTATCTTTGTCTCTATCGACTTTAATCCGTTTCGCTGCACTCTCCATGCTCCCAGGATCCTCATATCGTTGTAACTCGGATAGATCTTCTAATTGAAGATCATATTGTTTTGCAAAATGTAAAGCAGCATTGGTCTGACCCTTTAAGAAATTTTCTTTCTCTTGGTTTTCTTGCTGCAGTTTGGCTACTTCGCTTTGTTGAGTAGCCCAATTGTTTGAAATCTGTTGTGCCTGTTCAGGTAAATAACCTGCACCCTCTAATTGAGCTCTATAGGCATCTCTTTTTTGTACTAATTCAGACTGTTCTTGTTGTGTCTTATACTGTAAATTCTGTTGTTCTATTTCCTGTATACGTTTTTCTAAATCATCTTTAGGGTCAGCTACAGGTGGAACTTCAGCTGCAGGTGGAGGTGTCTGTGTCTCAGGAACTTCTGGAGTTGCTGTAGAAGAAGTTTCTCCTTCAGTAGCTTCAGTAGTTTCTGTCACTTGATCTGTTGCTGTATCCACAGTACCTTCTGGTGGTGTGTCTACGCTATCAAATTCCCCAGTTACATCTACATTAGTATTAACTGGATTTTCTATGGGTTGTTCTATTGGTTGTTCTGCCTTATTTACCATTATTCATACCTTCCTATTTCAAAATATTTATTATTATACATCATTATTTTTTTGACTGATACATCTTGTTATGATATTCAGCACCACCACGTGTTACAGGATTAAAGAATCTTCCACCATAAAAGAATATCAATCTACGTTCAATTCTTGGGTTTTGTGCCAAGAAAGCATCTCTAATTTGCTTACGCCTTACTATAAGAGCACTTATTTTAATTCCTTTAAAGTTATTTCTCTTAGGATCGTTTTGGAAATTTAATTTATCAGGAGCATTTAGATAACTTTGCCACCACTCCTCTATTCCTTCTATCTGGCTTAACTTATATAAGTCATCAATGTTACTGCCTATGTTGAAATATCTTTTCATTTCTTCATCAGCTTCTGATTCCATCTTTTGAGCATCGGTCTTAGACGCCTCTATAGATCTTTCAAGCTGTGCCAGAGTTTCAGATCCAAAGTCTGCCTTGATACGATTTTTAAAGTTATTTATATCCTGATCATACTTAGCAAAGTCGGTAGAGTTAGGGTCATCTGGAAGTGTTTCCCCTATCTGGTAATATAGATTTAACAATTCAGGAACAAGACCTCTAAGATCGTCTACAGTTCCACCAGCAGTATACATTAGCTTGTAATATTCATTTAGTGTTTCGTTATCCTGTGCATAAAGAGAGTTCTTGTAACTAGGATTTCTTTTAATAGCATCTTTTATAGTCCTTAACTCAGTACGCCTTTTAGTAGTTCTTTTTTTCCATTCAGTTCCACTTAAACCTTCTTTACTTGAGGGGTCATTTACCCATATCTCTAACCTTCTGTCATCTTCTTTTTGTTCGTCTAGGATTCTTTCTTCTTCTTGCCTCCTGAACTTTATTGCACTAGCATTATGTGAATTATCTATAGATATACCTTTACCCTTTAGGTATTCTTCTGCCCTTTCTCTGCCAATAGACTTCATGCCACCACCATAAGGACCATAAAACGCTTTCTTAATAGTGTCCCAGAAAGGAAGAAAAGTTTCATCCAGTGCAAGTTCAGGTTCTTTTAATAGCTTCTTAAATAATTCACGTTCAGCTATCGGTAGGTCGGTCATAAACTCTTTTTGTTCTGTAGTTGTCATATCATTTTTATATTCTTCAACTAATTTTAACAATGAAGGTACATCAGTACCTTTCAAATCGCCTACTAAAGAATTGGTAATTTTATCCCTGAAGTATTTATTCACAACTGCCTTATCTGCCATTTTTGGAAATACTTCTCGAACAGAACTAGCTGTTAAAAGTTCCCATGTTGCATCTAGCCATGCTGGACTCACCCCTTCTGTCTCTGGGTCTAGTGCCCCAAACGTTACTTTTTCCACCAAGCCAAAAACGTCTTGTATTGCTGGGTTAATTTTTTCTGCAATATATCTCATAGAAGTAGGAGTATTAGAATCATATTTATCTGTATCTACAGCTTTGTGTTCTTCTTGCTTTAAGTATTCAGATATAAGAGGTCTGTCAGTATAAGAGTCATATCCTGTATATACCGATAATAACTTTTTGATAGCAAAAGGTCCAGGGATTTCACCAGTATATGATTCTTCGAAGGCATTTCTAAACAAATCCCATCCCAATTCTCTCTTGCTCTGAAGGTGTAGCTGTTGTACTTCTTCATCTGTCCTTAAAGCTGCATCAAAAAAATCTACTGTATTAAAAAATGCTGCAAAGTCTCTTTTCTTAGGAACAAAAATAGCTACATTAGGTATAGGTCTATTATTTTTATCAAGCTTAAGATCTCCAGTTTCTTCTCTTTGGAATCCAGTTATTATAAATATAGATTTATCTCTAATATACTTAGAAACGTCATTCATAACTGGAATGCCGTCATATTCAAAGCTCCAGTTAAAATCTGAAAGAGCTCGATATGCACCCAACACACCAGCAAGTTTCATTGCACTTTTTAAAGGACCTTGATTAAGTAAGTACCTTGTTTGACCAGTAGCACCCTTTCTTTTAAATGGCTGAAGTAGCCTGATAAATTGTTCTGATATATCTCCCCATTCATAAAACGGATCATCTGTACTGGTTCTTTTAACTGGTCTTGTAATTAAATCTATATTGAGACCGATTGCTTTAAATGGTTGTTTAGGACCTTCTAGCATAGAAACTAAATAAGCAAACATGTGTCTATATTTTAATGCAATTTGAGATCCATACTGAAAGTCTAACGTAACAGAATGGCTTAAAAATTCTGCTGCTTTCCATTCTGGAGAATCTATTAATCCATAACCTAACCCAACAGGCTCATCTACAAATACTCCGTCTGCAATTTTTACAAGTTTAAACAATTCAGGAGAATTTTGAGGAGTTACGGCTGTTCCGTCTGGCTTAAATGAAGGCATCCAGTTTTTATACATCTGGATTTTAAATTGTTCTTCATTTAATCCTCTACCTTTTAGCCTTGCCCATGTGCTAAAAAACTTATCAAATTCAGCTTTACCTATTGGATTTCTAGAGTTGTAGTCAGTTAAAGACTTGATCGCAGTTGCTTTCCTTGGACCCAATTCAAGGTGAGAACCAGGAGAAGCAAGTGCATCCACAGTGCCTTTAGCAGCACCTTTAACTTTTTTCCCTACTTCTCTTAATTTACTAGGAGTCATAAATTCAATCTGGAGACCTGAGTCTTGCTTTTTTTTGGTTGCACCCTTTGGTAAATTGTCATATACTTGCCGAAGTGTTAGCTCCTCGGCTTCTTTTTTGCTATTAACAAAGATTGCATTAATCCCTTGTTTATTAATTCTTTTATTTATATTAGCCATCTTTCCTGAATATGAAGCAGTACCAGGATTCATAGTTCCAACTTCTCCAAGGGCAAACCCTGAACCTCGTTGCATTGATTCCCCTAACCTATCTCCTGTTACAACTCTTAACCAGTTAAGGTACTGGTCTTCTTTACCCACTGCCCTGGCTGCTTTTATATCTAATCTACTTTTCCTTGGGTTCCAACTTGACGGAATCAGTTGATTGTCTGGAATCTTTGCCATAGCTTTTGCCATACTTGCTACTATTATACGTGTTGATTTAACTGGGTTAGTCTCATGCCTAAACCATGCCATATAATTATCCAATACACCAGCAACAATCCAAAACTTAGGAGATATTCTGGTGTACATAGTTTTATAAATCCCATTAACCATTCCCAAAAATCCTTGTATTTTTCCTCGAGTCTCTCCAAAAAAATTAAAGGCATTTTCGTTATTTAACATATCCCACCACTCTTTATCTAATCTTCCACCTGTGGGATTGCCTACGTTTTGCCTTACTCCGTTCATCCAATAGGTTTCATACCCACTACCTATCTTGGAATCATACCCTATTCCAAGATCTCCTTCTCCAGTTAATTCCTTGTACGTTCTTTCTATGCTTCCATCTGGTCTCTTAGATATTGTGACAAATCTAGGGTCATCTGTTAAATCTGTAAACCAAGCATCGAAAACACTACCCTTAACCTTTCCGTCTGCTGTTCTTGTAATAGGAACATTAGGATCAATAGGAATTAACTTTAACGATTCAAATATATTACGCTTAATCTCGTTATATAGCATTTTTGTACTGTGTCTTATTAAGTCAAAACCAATACCTTCAGGCGTTAACAAAGGCAACATGTGTTGCTCTCCTGGGTTTTCACTTAATGATTTAATACCATTATCAGTAGCTCCTTTGCTTCTTCCTGAGATAGCAGTAAACCCACCCATGCCTTTGGTGTCGGTATAATGTAGTGGCATGTATGAAGGATGCCACTCTTGTAAAAATTCAAGTTCTTCTTTACTTAAAAATCCTCCGTACTTACTTGCTTCCCTCATCCTGAGTTGATCGTATAGGTCTACTATCGTTCTATGAGCTTTTATTATTGTACCTATACCTTCTTCTGGTATGCCCAAATTTTTTGCTATTGCAGTTTTGTTAATCCATGAAACTGTTGTATTAGATGGATCAATCATAGCCTTTGTCATTTGAGTGTAATTAGGGTAGAAAGGAGCATCTATTATCTTAGCCTCTTTGCCTGTAGATATTTTCACTTGCATTACATAATCTGATCCCTTGGTAATATCGTGAAACATAGGCAAGTTTTTAGGCTCTAATCTGGATGGGTGTAGCTTTCCAATTTCAACAGTACGTGTGCCCAGTGTATATTTTTGTAATGCATCTATCCACTGGTCAAAGCTATACATCGGTTTGGTTTTTAGCAACTTTCTATTAACGCTGTCAAATTCTCTAAACAAATAAGACAAGTCTTTTATGAGATCTTCAAATGCAGCATTGCCTTGTTTCCCCCCTATACCTTTGGCTTTAGATAACTTGAGGGCACTGAAATCTCCAGTTCTTTCCATTTCCCTTTCTAGAGCTTTCATTCCCTTCATAAGTGCTTTGTTTTTCCAATATCCTTTAGGCATTTGTTCTGTATATACATTCTTAAATTGTGCTACAACAGCAGCATCTAAAAGATTCTCTATTGTGTATTGAGAGTTTCCGACAAATGGATTCCACCTTGCAATTCTGTGAAAGCTGTCAGCAGTAAAAACTTTAGTTATTCCTGATCTTCTACCTGCAATAGAAGCATAGTTATCTATCTTCTTTCTAACAGTTGTCGCTGAGTCGCCTACAGTCCTGAAAGACCTTTGGGTAACATCTGAGTTGAAAAAATCAGCTAATACTCCTTCAAATCTAGCTGCCTTTCTTTCGTGTTTGAGTTTCATAAACTCACTTCTAAACACATCTTCATAGCCTTGCTCGAGATTAAGCGTAATATCTTTTCCTTGACTTATCGCTGATCTTCTTGTCGCACTATTTCTATAAGCAACAGTTGTGTCTAAATCTGGGGTTTTGGAAAATATACTTTTAGCTTCGTTTGCTATATTTTCATGTGTCTGCTTCGCCCAAGCTTTACCTGCTTTAGATTCTAATTTCGTTAGGTATTGTGTGCCTTTATCACTAATCATAGGACCCAATTCAGGATCTGAAACTCTCCTCAAGAGAGTATTTGTTATTGATTTGGTTCCACTTCCTACTGCACCAAGAGTTACTTTAGCAGCTTGGAATGGCAAAGTCACAACCTTAACTAACTGATCTTCTACAAGTACTGCAGGTTTTAATAATGTTTCAGCTACACTTCCCACAGATCTGACAACGGCTGCAGCAGGTTTTCCTACTGCTCCTAGTTTTGCACCCTTGCCTGTATACTGTAATGCCTTTGCACCTTTAGCTGCTGTTGAAATAGTCTTAAAAGCAGGTACGTAAGTTAAAGGATCATCTATTACTTCGTCTATAAACTTACCTGATCCCTCTATTCCTGGTATATCTGCCGTAGGATATAATTCTCGTTCTGCATGTATCTTTTCAATAGGAGTCAAAGGATTCATTCCAGACTCTTTAAGTTTTTGTTCCCTTTTCTCTATTTCTTTTTCTACCTTAACATCTCTTAAGGTCTTATACTCTTTGCCTGTAATATTTTCAAAAGCACTTGCTGTAGTTCCAAATGGAGTGAGTACATCGGCAGCTTTCAAAACTGCCCTTGGATCAAACTTTCCTTCTGGAGATTTGTAAGCATCCCACTTTCCCTCACCTTTGGAAATAGGGAGCCTTGCCTTTTCTCCAGTAGTAATAAGTGGCATTTTTTCTTCAGCAAGGTATCTATTTTTTTCCCACAGTGGTTTCCCTACAGTTTCCCATGCTTTTGCTCTAGCCTTTCCTGTTCCAATAGGACCCATGGGTATATTTTCCTGAATCCATGTATTGATAGAAGCAGCTTTTTGAACAGGGTCAGATTGACCTATAGAGTCTAGCCATTGTGAAAAAGCGTTTAAGTCTTGCCCAAGTTTTTCTCTTTTAGCTATAGGTATATTGCCAAAGGTAAAAAAAGAGGGGTACTTATCCCATAAATTTTTATCGGCTTTAAAATCTTTTCTTTCTTTAACTGGAATGTATTTTGAATCTCTAGGATCTGCCATTAGTAAAATATAAACCTTGTACTAGGAGCAAATCTACTTGTAGACACGCCTCTTTGGTATGGTGATAAACTTGCATATCTTTCAGTAAATGGTTGCTGTTCTAAAAACTGCGTGAATGTTGTTTGCTTTGAAGGATCAGTTCCTTGCTTATATTCTGTACCAAGTTGACCTAGATACTGATTATAAACATTACCAAACTGGTTGGCAAAGTAATCCTTTGCCCTCTTTTTCATGGGCTTAGTGCCTGAAAAATCAGTTCCAGCAACCTGACCCATATAGGCAAGGTTAGGATCTGCTTCAAGCATCCCACTATAAAAATCACTAAATGCATTTAAACTATCAGCCATATTAGCCTCCTATATAAAACTACCATTCCCAAGAATCATCTTTATATTTAGTGTCTCTCCATTGATCTTCAGGCATTGTCGAACCTCGTGTTCTGGGATCGAAGGCTCCTGATTTTATTGACTGCCCAATAGTCTGACCAGTAGAAACAGGGGTTGCATATGCCTTAGTTACCCAATCGGCAAACCTATTTTTAGCCTCAAATGGACTACTATATTTAAACTTAAATGCATCAAATATGCTACCTAAACCTGAGTAAGCTCTAGATGATGCCCCAGGTGCATATCCCAGAGCAGCTATTGCTGATGATAATATATCCTGTCTTGTTGGGTCTGTAGTATAAGTAGTACCAAATCCACCAAGATCTGGTGCTCCCTCAATTCCTACGCCACCTGGTGAGATTGCTCGTAAGTAATCTCTTAAACCACCAAATTTACTTCGTATGTCTGAAAGAGGTTGCCTATAATCTCGACCCAGAAAATCGGAAAAGGTACCTGCCATAGGTAGAGAACCTTTAATTGCTTCACCTTCAGTTATAGTAGGTATGTCAGTTAATCCTAATAGATATCTTCCATAATTAGGATTAAATCCATAATATAATTTATCTGGATCTGCTGACAGTCTTGCCAGTTCTCCAGTACCAGCCCCAGGGAAAAATGATCTTATGTACTGGCTATATGCATCCCCAGGTTTTAATGCTAGATCTGAAGGTAGTGTGCCATCTGCACTGGCACTGGCAGTACTAGTTACATTATTAACATTACCACCACCTTGTACATTACCACCACCTTGATTGCCACCAGTTACATTATTAACATTACTATCATCTTTCTTGTCGTCAAACCAGTTAATCTTACTGTCATCATCTTTAGGGTCACCATCATCAGATTTGCTGTCTGTAGAGTCAATAATAATAGCATCTCCACCACCTGCCTTACTAGCATCATCTATTGTACTCAGTTTTTTTGAGTTATCTGAGTGCCATTTATTAAAATAACTTTTATATTCATTACCTCTTGTTACATTAGTTTGACCACCTGGTATTGTTTTAGTTCCATACACTCGCTCATGCCATTCATCGAATAGCAGTGGTCTGTCTACGCCTGCTTTTACTATAGATTTCACGTTCCCTTTATCGTCAAAAGATACCTCTGGAACATTCTTATCTTTAGCTTTAGGTATCCAAGTATCAAGTAGTTTTTTAGCATCAAATGCTCCATAGTTACCATAATTAGGATTTCTAAGCCAAGCCATAGCTTGTTCGCCTGTAATAGACTCAAGAACCAAAGCTCTTTGTAAAGCATTTATATCTGGGTAGTCTTTCATCCATCCTGTATCTGTGTCTCCAGTTCCTTCTATTTGCGAAGTATCTGTTGATAAGTTTATGGTACTAGCTAAGTCTGTTCCACCAGTAGGGTTAATTGATAAATCTATATTACCTACATCAGAAGTAGGAGCAACAGGCATCGTAGGACTAATAACAGTTTCATCATCAAATCCTGATCCTGTCATATTGGTTATATCTGGAATATTTAACATAGAAGGATTAGACGATCCCTGACCAGTAATTGATTGTAAATTATTAATAAGTTCTTGATCTCTAAGAAGAACAGGATCCACACCTACAACATCATTTTGAATTGAAGGTTGTGGAACATTTAACATAGAAGGATTAGGTGGCACAGGAATACTTGGCATAGGAATACCTGTCATGTCTGGGGATGTTACTAAAGGATCTGTTACGCCCAAACCAGGCATTTCTGGAATATTTAACATAGAAGGATCACCCATCGTAGGTGGTGGTATAGGTTCCATTGGACCTGTTAACATGGGGTCTGTTGCATTAAAACCATCAAACTGATCCATAGGTATATTTAATTTTGCCCTATTTAAATCTGGTTCCTCACCTTGAATAATAGATGAAATAGCATTTGCAACCTGTGAACCAGGCATGTCACCTAGCAATGGACCCATTCCAAATAAATCAGGTATGTCTCTTATCTCTAAAGCCATTTTAAGCTCCTTCTGTAGGTGGCACTAAGCCAATATTAGCTAATCTGTTTTCTGGACTTTGAGCCCCTGGTCTTGGTGCTCCTGGTGGAGCAAAAGGACCCATAGGAGCAGTAGGTGGAACAGGTGGAACACCCATTGCAGCATCAGGCATAACTGTCGGTGGCAAGGTTGGTCCAGCTCCACCAACGCCTGGTGGCATACCCATACCTGGTGGCATACCCATACCTGGTGGCATACCCATTTCTGGTGGCATACCTCCTCCTTGTGGTGGTGCACCTTGCATACCTTGTGCTTTTGCTTGAGCCATCAGTTGTGACTGTTCCATGCTTTTAACTAGGAATAAACGCATAAGTTCACCCCTATAAAATTCAACTAAATCTTCTCTGCCATGTCTTTGTGCACCCTGAAGTAGTGTCCATAGTCTTGCTTCAGGTAATGTGCTTTCTGCTATTTGTGTATTTATAGCATCTTCCATCTGATCTGCTGACTGTAATCCTAAGATATTATCTCGTATATAAACATCTGGTAACAATGGTGTTTCACCTTCTCTGGCAATTTGTGCCATAGACATCTTACCCATCTCATCTTGAGGTAGTTGTCCGATGAAGCTAACTTCAACATCACCAGCGTTTTTAATCATATCAGGAGTAACTTCTTCTCTGAAGTACATCCTGTTTTTATCTTGCCCACTAACTTCAATTGATTTAAATGCACCAGTTATATACTGGTCGCACATTAAATTAAAGATAGCTCTGTGTGCTTTTTCCATAGCCTGTAATCTGGGAATCAGTACAGTCTCCACGCCTTGTCTCAATGTATTTATGGCAAATCCTGATAATTGAAATTCTAATTGACCATAAATAGAATGAGGCAAACCACCTCTTTGCATCTCACCAGATATAAGACCCATGAACACTCCAGATTCCCTAGCCATCTCCAACAAACCTAATGGTTCTACATCTTCTCCCTGACCGAGAGCTATTTCTGAACCCTCTTTATAAGGATCTTCTTCTAATGTTTTCGTACCATCTCTGGATTTTATTTTCAGTCCTTGCTTTCTGGAACGTGCTGTAAGTTCTAACATAACACTCATCATAAAGTTATGCTTCTCAAATAATTCTCTGGAAGATTTGTAACATGATTCTCCGTAATCTTCTACGGAATCTAAGTTACCTGAGTCTGTAATAGTCTGAACAAGTGGATTAGATCCTACTGGTCCAATAACTACAGGTACTCTATCTGATCCATGCTTGGTTCTTTTCTTTAAAACAGTATCTTCTGTACAAACAATATTATCTTCTGAATCATAAAAGTCATAAACATCTACTGCGTCATCATCATCTCCCTGATCTTCGCCTTCAAGTTTCACTCCCCAAATGGCTTCTATTTCACTAGGAGTTTTCTTGGTTTTATAACAAGCCCAAGATAATCCTTTCTTACCTTCACTCCAGTATGTGTGAAGTGGATCCCATGGCTGAATCTCAACATTGGTATCTCCATCATCGTCTTTTACGAGCAATGCTCTTGCAGCATACCAACCACGTAAAGTGATAAACCAAGCCATTTGATTTCTTACAGAGGGTTGGAACCTAGCTGTCAATCTGTCGTCTGCAGCTTTAATTAATCCAATTAAGAATCTTTCTTTAGCATCATTATTTTCTCTATCTTCTCTTTTAGAATTACCATATGGGATTCTTACTACCATCTCAGCAGATGTTAGCCAAGAGATTAATTTATCTGCATATACTTGTGGTTCGTTAGAAGTATATGACTGGTAACCTTCACCAGCGTCAAATTCTTCAAGCCTGTATAGCTTATGGTCATCATCCATGCGAGTGCGTAGAGGTTCGGTCAAATCGTAGTGACTATCAACTAACGCAATGATTTCTTCTGGTTTATAGTTAGCCATTTACCACCTTCTAACCTTTATAGTTTTACCTTCGGCAATATAGCCATAGCCATACCTGTTAATCAAACCATAAATCACTGCCTTGACACCATGGTTGTACCTATCTTCAGGTGTTTCACCAACTATTGTACCATCTCTATCCATTTTCCACCTATATGCTCTGGTCTGACCATCAAATGGATTTGGTTGTACTCCAAACTCAGACAAGATACCTTTACACCTAGGATTAAATACAATTCTCGGCTCTCTTTGTGCCACTGGATCTGTTTTCAAGAAGGCTTTTAGCCTTTCTGTTCCATCATTTATCTTAACTTTCTGTGAATCAAAATATATTCCAGTCTTTTCCATCCATACTTCGGCAGGAGCAGCCATAGCCTGATGCTGAGTACCAGCAATATCTATCACTCCAAACTTAGCATCTCTCCACCAAGGTCTTGCCTGTGCAATTTCTATGATTTCGTCAGTAATCAGGTCTCTTTCATAGATTTCATCTATAACTCGTATCTGATCGTTAACTACTTGTACGACTTCAACGGCATATGCTTCAGAATAACCTGGGTCTATCCATAAATGTACTGGTGTGTCAGGCTCATACTCTACATTCTTCACATGAAGGTCAGGTCTGATCTCTGTAAAGACCATTCCTTTAGGTGGAGAAGGTATTCCTTCAATTCTTTCCATGAAAAAGTCATCAGATGATGCTCTTTCTAGTGCTAAAATCTCTGGATCTTCTCTACCACCAGGGTATAAATACTGATTTGAGTAGCTTGGGAGTGAAAATGACTGTTCTTCTACGCTAGAAGAATGTTGCCATGCCTGATACATCTGTGGATACCAACCTAATGATCCCTCAAAAGTACCACCCAAGAACATCCACCCACGTTTAGGTGCACATCTGCCACGTAATCTGTGAAATGTTTCCAAATCTAACTGAGATGCTTCGCATCCTATGATTCCGTTAGGAGCTCTCATAGCTAGTGTCCTTGGATCTTTAGCTGATTTAGTCTCTATCCTTGTATCATCTGCAAGAATAATCTTACCAGGGTCTACTCTTTTAGAGGCTTCTTTCAACAATCCCATAGACGCAAAGTCCTGAACTAAGTATTCAAATTCTGCTCTTGTTCGTTCATAGTCTGCTGCAACCAACCAGTACAAACCAGGTTCATCATTTTCCAGAAACCTTGCTATCAAATATTTACTGGCAACCATAGATTTACCAGCTTGTTCGCCACCAGCTACCAATATAAATCTTTTTCTGGATTCCAGAATAGGCTTTTGCAGTTCTGTAGGAGCAAATCCCACCTTGTTATATAGAAAATCTATATATTCTTTTTGTTCTACTGGGGGAGTAAGAGTCATAGTGTCCTACTTTTTTTTATTTTCTAATATTTTTTCTACCTTTTCTTCTACAGACTCAGTAACATCTATGATAGTTTCTGTAGGCTTAAGTGATCTTTGGAAACTTTTCTTCATCTCCAACAAAACATCTTTAGCTTCTTCCTGTGCATTAGATGTCTGGGGTCTGTACTTCTCTCCCCAATGTGCATTAAGCAGTGTAATTAAAAGCACAGGGTTATCTTTAGCACCCTGTTCCTTTACTCTTTCGACTGCTAAGTCCTGTAACATTTCTCTAAAATTATGTTTAGCTTCTTCAAATCTTTCTTTAAATCCATACTTATCTTCTGAAATCCATCCATGAACAATTCTTCTGCCAAGCCCTGCCACTTCAGTTGCAGACCTAATGCTACCAAGAATACTATAAGAATCTAAAAACCTATCTTGCCTATCCCTGACGTATGGTTCTTGAGCTAACTGTGTATTCCCTGTTGGCATCTTAATACTTCTTCTTGATCTTTTTGCCAGTTTTCTTAGCGTAGTTTTTAGCTTTTGCCATACCAGCTTTACTGTACGGAAACTTCTTCTTTCCTACCTTGGGCATATTATTACCTCCATGATACTGGTTCCTTGTCCTTTAATTTAAAATACCACACATGTCTATTTTCGCAAAGAGACTTGGATAAATTATTTCTTTGAGTTTTTTTCGATTTGTATATTTTCTTATCCTTCTTGCAGAAAGGACATCTGCTAGAAAGCGTTATTTTCTCGAACCCTGACTTGTAAACTTTAAAGTCTGTAAACACTTCTATGTCAGGATACCCACCCTTTGGTCTATCCTTTTTTCTTTCTAAAATCAAAGCCTCATCATAAGGAACTATCTGCCTGTCAAAGTGTTCCCTAGGAGGCTTATCTGGTTCTTCTGTATATGTATATTGAGCCCATCCACAATGTATGCAACAAATCTCTGTGTACCCTGTATACCCAAAAATGCTCCCAGAATCACTGATTTGCCCAGAACATCTAGGACAAACCTCTATCCTCGTTAACATGAGCCTATGCTACCATAGAAATGCAAGGGTCGTAAACAAGACACGACTGCCTTCGTGACAACCAACGTCTGGTAATGTTTCTTGTGCTAAACCAGATTGCCCTTGCCTTGACTAGTCTGATACAATATAAATGTCCATTCTCCTTTAAATGGATAATCATTGTTTTAGGCACCATCAGTTTTTTTAATAAAAAACTATACAAAATTTACTGGTGGTGTCTTTTTTTGTGATACAATGCTACAAGGCTGGTGGTCACAAACATCTACTCTACTTCTTACCTACCAGCCTTCCAAATCAGATAGTAGATACAAAAACAATATAGGGGCAGCTATGTTTACACAATCTAATGAACAACCTTTTGATAAAAGAAATAGAATCCAGTTTGCAGAAATGGCATGTAAAAAATACTATAGGCACATAGTAAAATACAAAGACCAAAAACAAGCATACGTTAAACGATATGGATTTGACGACTTATACGGATACTACAAAAGAGAAGGCGTTGCAAACCTTTACAGTAGACTGCCACAGGTAGTTAGAAAAACCCCAGACTATGTAGTTCAAATAGCCACAAGTAAGCATGACACAAAACAGTTTCTTGTAGAAGCTAAAGGATGCTCACCATATACAGGTCTATATCTTAAAATAAGTGACTATGAGGCGTATAAGAAGTGGGAACAATTCTTAAAAGATGACGATGTGGAAGTTATGTTCTTTCTATATTCTGGTCTACGTAAAAATGTAGCCAAAGTAATAAGCCTTAGACAAATTACAAATATTATAAATTCTAATGTTCTGAAGAAAGATAAATACCATGATAATGGCGAGGATAGATGGACTATACCATGGAATTTAATCGACTCAGAAGAAATTAAAATATTTACTCCAGAAGAAATTGCAAAATTTGAACGAATCGGAGCATTATACAAAAAACTGGAAAATGAAAAACAACCCCAGTTATCTATGTAATCTAGGGGGTCTTAGGAAACTCCTCTCTCTTTAGAGAGAGAGAGGAGTTCCTAATACCACCTCTAAGTAAACTAGTAAACTAGTAAACAGTATCCTAGTG